CTCAAAACAGATCCTTCAAACTGCTTTGTGGCGGGTGGCTTCTAGTACCCGCCCATTTATAGACTCTCTCGTAAACGAAATGAATTCGGCTACACTAGCACAGAAATTCTTCATTGTTATCGGTGAAGGATTCGGGTGTTAAAGAAAAGTATATATATAATGGATTAAGAGGAAGCGTGTCTCTTAGACGGGACTTCCACGGGACCCAGCCCGTGGTAAATCTCGAATGAAGACACGGGCCGATTACGGCCATGTGGAAGGTTTTTATAAGGTGTTGGAAGCAACGACTGGTATCGTGCCGTTCCAAACAGAGAGGCTGAAATCATCTGCCGCTGCTCTATACACGAACAACGGATTTGTGCTGAAATCAACAGTAACAGGTGAGGTAATTCTCGCAACCATATTAGAACCGCCAAGTTTGGCGCTCGGTTGTGATGAGAACACTGTCGCTCCACCTGGCAATCTGTTAGAAACTGAACGTCCACCTTGGGCAACGTATTGGGGTATCTCTATACACGAGACACCTTCGACGAAGCCTGGAACAGGTGTTATTGGCACTCTTGGATTAATAGCCATCGTAGCAGTGAGAGTGACACCATCAGTAGGCGTGCCATTCGTAGTTGCTAGAGACCAATTCACCAAAGTCGAAGTATCCTTGAAAGCGGCAAGGAGCCGCACGGAGCCAGACGAGAATGCATAACAAGGGGAAAGAAATGAGAGATAGTCAGACCACATGCTAGTGCGTACCAGCGCACCAGCTGTGCTAGTGATTTGACCCACAACATAGCTCTCAAAAGGCCACAAGTCCACCATCTGTGTGGTAGACGATGATCTACTCCAAAAGATGACAAATCTCTTAAGGAGAGAACGAACTGACTTGATAACCTCACCACTTGACTCAGCAGCAACAATTGGTGGACTACTGCCTGTGCCAAAGTGGATGGAATTTGCAGACTGGAACTGGATGTAGGGCTCCCAGTATGTCTGCGAGGTGGTGGAACCATAAATAGGACACGAAAACTCAATGTCTTCGGTTGCGGATTTTTCAATTAGGATATTTATTTGGGATGACACAGTGCTGGGTGCAATCAACTCATTCAAAACAAATATGTACAGGTAACCAGTAGGGGTATTGATGTCAAGAAAATTAACCGTATTTACAAAGGGAACCACAATTTCACACTCATTGGACTCACGAATGTCCCAAATCAATCGAGTCATGTTGTCAGTGTCACCAAGAGTGCTTGGACTAGTGACAGCCGCAGAGGAATCATAGGGTTGCCATGCAATGAGCAAGCGACCTGAGTGGAACTCTGTCTTAGGCAGTTTGAACTTATATCTCAAGCTTCCCCTATAAAACTGGAAGAGTGTTGAGAGATAATCTACCGGAGTCAAAGTTCCCCCTTTTCCAAGAGAGACAGAATCGGTGACACCAATCACAGTGGGAAAAGAACTGATCAAAGTCCCACTACTCTGAACATCGGTCCACGCAAGTGTTTTGATCCATGCAGGGTATGTTGCAATGAACTGGAAACTCATTTCGTCAACCTTAGTGGCACTTCTACCAAGGTTGATAGGAACTTCGTTCTCACACGAAGCTGAAAGCTTGTGGCCAGTGAAAACACCATCAACATTTGCTGCATTGGTCACAGCCCTCCTCACAATGGTCTTGGGAGGATCAAGAGTCAATGGTTTTGAGTATCCCCAGATCTGTGCAGCCCTACCAACAAGATTCGACAGCCAAGAGACAGTTCCAGTGAACTGAGACAACAAAGGCACAGAGCCAAAAACGTTGGCAGTCTGTGAAATTTTCGCCGCGACCCCAGAGATGGGACCGAGGTTTTTCTTAGACAACTCAACCCGTGAAGCAGATTGAAGAACAACGTTACCAGATGTCACGATATTCTTGAACCTACACCACACCGTGTACTGACAGCTAGCATCCCCTGACCCCATAGACAAAGGGTCGTAGGGAATGAGCGAAACACGTACAAAATCATGGGCTTGAGTGTTAGAATAATCTACAAGAGAATAATTAGCCAAAGAGGTATAGGGTATGTCAATTGTTGCCGTGGTTTGCGTGGCAACATCAAACTCGACACGGGGACCAGAAGTGGACGTCATGAGGTTCGAAACATGGGCTCCAAGAAGCTTGGTCGTGCTAGCCGACGTAGAGATTCCACCAGTGTACACCGCTCGCAAGAAATATCTACCTTGCTGAAAGCGTGTTGCATTGACCTTGATGGTTAACTCAATGTCAGCCCTGTACATCAGGATGCCCTTGAACTTAGTGGTCTGTTTCGCTTTGTTCATGATCTCAGAAGGAAAATACCAAGATGATAGCGGAACACCAGCACTATCTGTTGTGGACAATGTGCCGTTCGCTACTATCGTTGGTTTCTCCAAGAAATCAGTGAGCGTATTGACACCAGGGACATGAACAGACTCAAAAATCGATGGAACAACATTTGTCGGAACAACGTTAGTTTGGACATTTGTAGTTTCATCGGCGACGTATGTGGTCACGTCGACTTCATTGATTGTTGTTGGAGTGATATTCTCCGCGGTTGAGGTTTGTTGTGTTGCAGCGAGTAGTTGATTCGTCATGGTATTAACTCATTAACCATGATATAGCCAGGTGCTCTAGATATTGCAGGATTGCTGCGTCGCATCTTGAGCAGTAATGCTAAATAGCAAACGACCTCATCGGCGCGAACCAAAGTTCCATTTAAGCTGGCATTTGACCAGGAACTTGGACAAGCATTCCGATCGCCCATTCTCGCAGGGATGCGCCCCTTTGTATAAGGAGGAACTACCAACTTTGGCATGGATGCCCCCAACCCTACTCCTCACTTTGCCTTGACAGCAACCTTACGGTGCTTGAGGCAAGCTCGGAGCATGTCGAGTCTGTTAGCATACTTAGGCCGCCAATTCAGCTCAGAGAACATTTTCACAAACTTGGGGATCCACTCATCCCAAACAAGGTCTGAGTGGTAGGACAACTCCCGTGTCATGGTGTCAGCGTTCTTCAATGCCTGTTCCATGTCAGGAATTCTCTCCTTCCCAATTGAACGGGTCCACAGTGGAATTTCCAAAACGGTAGTCAAGTCAAGTGCCATTAACCAAAGTCCTACAGCAGGTTCGTACCTTGGTGTACGTTTCAAGAACTGAATTTCAGTAATCGAACGCAACTCATCTGAGATACCATCCTTTGCATCGTTAGTGTACACATGTCCAAAATCAGCATAACCAGAAGCCATAATAGCCTCGGTCGTGTGTTCCTTCCATGCTGGACTAACACTAAACCAGTTGTCATCACCCATGATGTTATCCACTACATTTTCATTGTACAAGTCGTGGAAATCATCAAGGTCAAAGTTGAAACTTTTCCATACGGAAAACCTTGCATAAGCAGGGTTCGTAATGGAATTGAGCATGGTCGTGTTGGGGTCCCCAGAACTGAGGGAACCCTCCCAAAGATCAATGGTGCTACCACGCAGGTGATACTGCCTGTGGTAACTGTGTGCAAAGGTTTGGGCCAATTTATCCTGAATTGGGCATGTTTTGCCCTGTTCCTTCATGAAATTGGCAATCTCTTCCATTGCCATGACCAACACTTGACCGGTTTGACGCGCATCGTTGGCGCTCAAATCGCCAGTGAAATGATTGTCTTCCCCAGCAGCAACAGCCAAATGGCGTCGAATTACTAGGTCAGCATCAGTTCCGAGCATGTTGTCCCCGGCGGAGATCCCATTGGACAGGTGGTTTTCAATAATCCACTCATGAAACCTACCAAAAATGATCCGAGAAACAAGTGTTCGTACAATGGAACATGCAGAGACAATCCTGCCTTTTCCTTTTGCCACTTTCTCCTTCATCAGAATCTCGGACTTGACAACGTCTGTGAACATGTGCATTGGAATCTCACCTCTCAAAAGAGATTCGATATTTTCTCCAACGCGCCTGTACAACTCAGCGTACATCGTGCCCTTCACAAAGACCCCATCCTCCCAGTAGCCAAGCAATTGAGACTTGGACACACCGGTCACATTGAACGGGGCACCAGCAGAGGTGTTGAGTGGAACACCCCTAACCTGGGTTTGAACTTCGCCAATAATGGCCTCATCCAAAGACAACATTCCCGACTTCATATCAACGGTTGCATTCTCATGGTAACGCCTTAGCGTCTCCCGGATGCAAACACGAAGTCTGTCGAGATTTTCAGCACTAGGTACAAAACCTGGACAATACTTGGCACGAGCAAGCTCATACACAAGTGGGTCATTCACACGCACAGACGCCTTCGCGGCTTCTTTGGCCGGATACTCCGATGGAGTCAGAATGTCTGTGACAGTTGTGTGGAAATTGTGCGCAATGGGAGTTTCACCCACGATGATTTTCTTACCATCTGCGCGCGGTTTAGGAACATAACCAGACAGGCGAGCTCTCATTTCGATGAGTACTCTTCTCGGGATACCACAAAAATACGTGGACCCATAACCTTCAGTGCCTGATTGCAAGATACCAAAGAATTTTCCTTTCCCGGCATCCTCACTCGTTCCAAAAGCCAGGGTTCCGCAATCGCCACGATTGGACGAATATACGGCTCTTATAAGTTGGCTCACATACTTGCCCTCAATGGTGCGTCCGTCAATAACGTTCGCGGGACTATTTGCTGGTCCCTTACCAAAGATGTTACATGCAGAGCCAAAACGGCTTCCTTGATCGTGCATTTTCTGTTCCAACCAACCTTCTGGCACCCAATGTGGTAGGATGTCAGTCGATTGGGGCATTGATGACAATTTGACCCAATA